CTAGTCGGTGTTTTCGATTCTGATCGCTCTAATATCTTCTAATAAGTGGCTGCTAATCTTTCCGTCTGAATGTTCGATACTCAAACTTCTATCGTTAAGGTTAGCTACCAAACCAACTATGTTCTTTGGTGTATCATGTTCATACGTTGTTATATTCAACTGCATCACTACGAAACGCCAGTTAGCCATAGCGTGCATAGCTTCTCTAACAATATCGTTAGTTGCCATTTGCTTCATAGGTGTTTCATCAAAGTTGTTATCAGCGTTGAAACGCTTTAAGGCACTGGTATGGTCTGATAGGAAATACCCTTGCCACTTCTTGATACCTCTTTCTCGGTAATCATGCTGAAAGTAGTTAGTTACAAGTGCGCTAAAATCATCAAAGTCTTTGTGTTCCATAATGTCACCTATATGACATTATACGAACAAGCGTTCTTTATTGCAAATAAAAAATAACCAGATTTATACTAGTTACTTTTTGCCTCAAAGTATGCCTTTTCAATAAATGAATACCCAATTATCATTAAATAGTGTTCTTGATTGACGGCATCTCTTTCTATATCAGAAATAAAGTCAAACCCTTGTTTACAATACCAATCCACTGCTTCTGGTAGTGCACTTACAAATATTCCAGCTACTGCAATATTATAAACATTTCTCATTTTAACAACTAGCTCAAAGATTTTAAACAATAGGTTCTTCCATATGTTTAATTGCTCATCTTTATTTTTACATGGATCGTACTGCAATAATTTATTTACAGAAAAGTGATCCAAGCTCAACAATGGTTTCCGATCACATTCTTTACCAAATGCTTTTTCCGTGTGATCATTGCTTACCATTGTTTGTGTAACTGACAAAGCATACATACCAACGATTGTATCATTATAATACGCTATGCTAAGCGCTGTGTTATTGGCCTTCTCTAGCCCATCTACTTCTTTTAATATGAAATCATCTAATCCTTTGCAACCAGTGCTATAATTAAACAAATCTTTTTTATCTATCAAGCCATTGTACGACACAATATCGAATTTCATTTTTAAACATCAACCTAATAGTTTACGTAGGTTTTCCATTCCTTTTCTAGCGCTAACAAATCCTTTGGCTACTTGAGAGACTCTTTCTTTGAACTCGGGACTACGCAAGTCATTCTCCGTTGGTTGCAAAATTTTACGCATCTTTGTTTCTTGAGTCTTGGAACTAATATTAATAATTACATCATTAGCTCTTAATACCATTTTATTGCCTCCAATACGCATAACGTTTAAATTTCCGTTTACCCATTATAAAAGCTTTTATACCCGAACGTCAAGCTTTTTATTTTATAATAATTGTGGAAAGAAAAATTAAAGCACTTTGTGAAATTTAACTTTAATAAAATATACAGTAAACTTAATAAAATTTTTGAATAGTAAACATTTGGCATATGGCCATATAAGTTGTATATTTGTAGCATAATACATTTGGAGGTATTAATGATGAGTAATGAAGTATCCAGTTCAGATATTAGTAAATTGGTTAGAGCAATTGAACAACAAGATCGTAATAACAGAAATGCTCTTAGATCTATTGAACAGGAAATCGTTCGGTTGACATCCGCAATCAATTCAAAGTAAAAACACCCAACCTTTAAAACGGTTGGGTGTTTTTTACTATTCAGTTTTCTTATCTTCTGCTTTACCAAATCCGTTTGCAAAGCCATTAATAATTGATGTGATAGATTTAGTGGCTGTTTCATTCAATCCGGTTGAAGCAAATCCGGCCCATACACCTAGCACCATGTCTTGAACTAACTTTGTGTCTTTGGTGTAAAGTGATAAGCCTACTGCTACCAAGGCACCTACAATTACAGCTATCAAAGGTAACAGATGGTTGTTAATCTTGGTAGGTTTCAACACCTGCACAATTAACCACACGATCACTAGAATTGCGATATTTGAATCTACATTAAATGTCATTATTTCTCCTTAAATCATTTGATTGTGGCAAACGCCTTCATCATGCTGACTGGTTCACCACCGATTTCAACATTAATCGTTGTAGCTGTTTGACTGATAACTTTGTATTTCCCGTTCAAAGTGAAGTACTCCATACGTCCGTTGTTACCTTGGATATATTGGTTACGCAACTTGTTGCCATATTTATCAGTCAACGTCATAGCTGAAATAGGAATATAGTTATTATAATCAATAGGCTTGATACTCATATCGAAGTTAACACCATACATTTTGTTGTTATAACCTACCCAGTAGTCAGCGACATAGACCCCACTGAATGTAGCGTATTGAGTCTTAGCTGGTGTACTTGGCGTGTTAGTTGATTGACTTGGCTTAGATGCCACCTGTTCTGCTGGCTTGTTGTTATCCAATGAACCAACCACCATGACGTTGCCGTCAACTCCGTAATGGTTGTCTGCGTATTGCCAAATCTTCACGTTGGAGTAGTTAGGGAAATATTGCATAGGTGGTGTTGCTTGATGTGCTGTGGTCAAGTACCATGCTAACCACAAAGCGTTTGGATAACGTGCATTGATACGGCTCAAATCAACGTATGAATTCACGTAACTTGTGTAGCTATAAAACATTGGTTTATATCCAGAGGCATAAATCTGATCCATGAATGCTAGAATAGCCGTTGTGTTATTAGCCTTGTTTGCACCAGCTCCTGCTTCGTAATCCATTGCGATGTATGAACCTTTAGCTAGCCCCGCGTTTTGTGCATCCTGAACGGCTAACTGAGCTGAATAAGTAGCTTCACTGACTGAGTCACCTACTTGTGCCCAGAAGTAACCACCTGTTTGCATACCAACTGCATCAGCGTTATGAATTTGTGCGTAGGCTTTAGGATTGACGTAATGGCTACCCTCACCTCCACCTCGTCCACCAAGCTTAACCATAGTGAACTTATCACCATAGCTCTTAAATTGGCTGAAATAGCTTGTCGTTGTGCCTTGATAACTGGCAACATCAATACCCAATGTATTGGCTGACACACCTGTAACCATCGCACCAAAAAAGGCAACTGCTCCAATTGAAGCAATCACCCATCGTTTTAATTTATTCAATTATCATACCTCCTTGTGGCTAGGCATTACGCTTAGCTTCGTGTTCTGCTGCTATATCTTCGACTTCCTGCCAATCAGAATTTGATTGATAGTCAGCGATTGGTAACTCACGACACTTTTGATATATTTTCTCGCCAGTTCCGTTGCCATCTAAACCTTTATAGGCTTGCCATGTATACTCTAAGTCGTCTAACTCACTCAAAGCAATGGCACCGCGAACGATATAGTGACCGCCTTTCTCATAGAGTTGTGAATGAAGAGTGGCCAGACTAGCTGATTTTAACAACTTGAATTGTCCACTCCAAACTTTGATCCAGCCTAATACCGTAGTACCTGTCAATACTGTAATCGCTCCTCCTGCCCACCCTATTTCATCAAACAATTCTCCCAATGCTCCGTGCATCTCTCACCTCCCTTTAAAGCGATTATTGAGCAACTGGAGCAACATAGTCCACACCAGTAGTCTCCTTATACTGCTCTGCGGTAATCCACTGTACTTGCACAAACAGCTTCATATCGTCAGCGTTGTAAAAACCTTGATTAAAAAATTGAATCACCATTTCAGCCATTAGTTGTCTCCTTTTCTGCCTGCAAAGCTGCCACTTGTTTCGTTAATGCTGCATTTTGTTGTAACAAAACAGCGTTGGTTTTTGTTTGGTTAATTTGTGACACCGCTAATTGTTGTGCCAAATCTGCAACTAATTCTCCAACTGTTTTTGAAGTATTTGAATTTTTTGCATTCTGTTCCCAAACTTCTTTGGTGGTACCAACTATTTTCCCATTTACGAAAGAAAATGGTTGATAAATTCCATCTTCTGGTTGCTCAAATGTTTCATTATTTAATAATACATAGTCATCTGAAACCAAATCAGATTGAATAGCGTCATCTACCAATTTGTAAACTGTTTTCATTTAATTTACCTCCAATGTTGCGAAAAACGAATACGTGTATGCTGCATTAAAATCGTTATTTGTGTTTGCATGCAGTTGGATTGCCCCGTTCGTAAATCCCCAAGATGCTGTAATTCCGTTAGTAGACGGAAAAGAAAGTGAAATTTGCGAAGACAAATAGGGTTGAATTGAAGCAGGAAAACCGACATAAGAAGTATCATTTCCAGCAGCCAAATTTTTAATTCTGAATCTAATTTGGACTTGGGTAGAACCATTAATAACACGCGTTCTGAATGCCGGGTAGTCTTGATCTGTGCTATATATTTGAGCGCCGTTTTGAAGTGACATTCCATCCTTACTCCAGTTAGTCCAGTTTGAGTTTGATGTCTTTGAATCTTGAACTTCGTTTGCCACAAGCTGCGAATTTTCCGCAATTTGGTCAATTTTTTCGTTTTGTTCTGATGTTGTAATCTCCTGAGAGCTTTTAAATTGTGAATATTCATCATTTAAAACAAGTTTGTCAATGTCTGTGATATTATCAACCACAACATTTGGAAAAAATGTTTCTCCTGCTGAATCTGACAACTGCGCTTTATACGTCATGTGAATCTCCTTTAATTTGTTGGTGTGTATCTATTAAATGTTATACTTCCTCTGACCTTAACAAAGTCAGTCGTATTACCTTGTGGAATAAGCTGAATGTTATTTCCCAAAATCATATACGACAGCGGTGAATTTCCAGAGCTGGTAGAAACTCCCGTCCCCGAAAAAAATATTCTGTTTCCAGAATTACCAAAGCCCTCTGGGAAAGTCGCTACCGTCATCAAGTCTGTTTTGGAGGTATAGCTTCCAATCAAATCAAAATAGACCTCTGAATATATCTTTCCGTTTCGAATAAATCTTTTTGCTTTCGCGTAGCCACTTGTCCCTTTCGGTAGCGCAAGGTCGTGATACAGACTGTCTACCCATCCTGTTTTCGTTGTACCGTTAACCAAAATGTTTTCAATTTCGACATCAGACGTCAAATTTGTTATTTTAATTTTTCTATACAAGGAATTACTTTTATTATCTTCAAATTTTAATTGGTCGGTAGATGTTGCACCATATCCGCTGATGTCGACAATCAACATATCGTTGTCGTTGGCGTAGGGTATATACTTAAAAACTTTTGCTTGCCCGATATAATATCCAAAGTTCATTAAAAAAACGTCGTAAACTTGATTTTTTGAGTTGTCAAGTCCTGTTGCTCGGCGACCGGAAAATGATGTGACCTTCCTATCAAAAGCAGACATCATTCCGCCGTGAAGAAAACTTGCCTCCATGTGAGTCTCGGGGGAGTCAATATGAGAACCAAGTAATGAAGCCAATTTTTTTACGTTATTGTCAGTATCGTTAGCCATACGTCCTCCTTAATTAGTAGCTAAATTCGCGATCATTTCCGTAACCAAATCTAGTTATAGAAATTTTTCTATTGCCTTTATCAATCGAATAGATATCCCATGCGTCCTCGTTCTTCGTATTTGGTACTCGCCAAGGATTTAATGTGGGTTGGCATAAAGAACAAGTGGTTTCGATACAATTTATGTTTTTGTACGTCATCTGTCCATCTTGATGAACGTGACCTGTGATAAAACCTATGATAGTTCCTTTGCCCTGAGACGAATAATCTACGTCTATATCGACCCCAAACTCTCCGACAGATTTAACAGTATACTTTTCTCCATTTTGAAAGGCATTAATAATCGCTGTTAATGTTTCGCTGTTTTTTTGATCATAAGTTTTCAAGAACGTACCAGATAAAGGTGCGTGTGAGAAAATAATTACTTGCCAATCTTTGCTAGGAATGTTTAAAGCTTGGTGAGCAACCCAATTTAGTTGTTCATTTCTATATCCGCTCTCATTAATAAAACTATGTTCATACTCACCTAACGAATTTAATTTTGTTGGTAAGTCGAATGAATTAAGAAATATCAACCTTATTTTTTGATCAGTATAATCTTTAAAACCATAGTTACTACCATTATTCCTGGACTCACCAAATAAATTCTCATCATTTCTATAAATTTGTTCCAGCTGGTTTGGCGACAGATTATTGCTTTCTGTCATGCCGCCGCCTTGACCGATTCCGGTATCGTGATTACCTATTAATGGGAATAGGTCTGTATTTTCTCCCAATCTTCCCAACATAATACTCATTACTTGTTTGGTTTGTGCCAGTTTTTCCTTAAAGTCTTGGTCACCGTTAATATTGTCTCCACCCATAACCACCGCTTGAATTGGTGCATTTCTTGATAGATAAGCCATGTATGAATAATGATTCAAACCATTAATAGAATAACCACCGTATTGCCAGTGGTTATCGGTTATAAAACCAATATTTAAATTATCTTTTTTCAATTTTTTAGCAATGACGTTTAGTCGATTAAGATAATAGTTAGGAAATGGATAACCGACATCATCAACACTAGATTGGTAATATTTTTTACCAAACTCGCCCACCCCGTTGGTTATTTTCTCATCAACAAACTTCTCAATTCCATCTACCATTTCAACTGTAGTCCGTGGAGCGATAGATTCAGGGAACTTTCCACTGTTATCATTGATAATCATTCCTTTTGTCATTATTCACCCACTTTCGTAATTTTGATGTCTGTAGTCTTATTCCAAAAATCATCAGTAACATTGCTAACAACTTCAGATAATCGACTGATTTTATATTGATCACTTTTTGTCAATAATAACAACGTATTGTGATTAAACGTTTTATAGTTTTTTGTTGTGGTTACAACTGAATTTTCTTGAATAAGCGAAGAGAGATTAACAATTTGATTATGCAGGTCAATCAGTTTATTTTCATCAGCAGCAACCGCATTCTGATAGTCCTCAAATTTCTTCTCAACTTCTTTTATTAAATCATCATATTCGCTAAGATAATCCGCGGAATTAATGTTAAATTCTACTAGATTTGGCAAAACTGATATGCCTACATCTAACGTCGCCTCGGTAATTACATTACCTTGATCGTCGGTTGAGGTGATTTTAAAAAAAGCTTGTTGGAATTTACCAGAAGCGGAAAATAACTGTTCGTTAAACGTGTATCTAAATATGCCTTTATTGCGGTCAATAATAATGAAACTATTGGTATCTATAAAGTGAGTACCATCTGGCTTTAACGCTTCAAAAACAAGTTGCCGATTAATCAAACCATACGGCTTTCCGTTACCGCTATCCCACAAAGAGACCGTTACAAACTTAAGCTGACCATCTCCTTGCCTAGCAGTGATGAGCTGCTGTTTTGGCGATACCTTACTAACATCGAAACTTAAATATTGATTAGACATCTAATGCTCCTCCGTTCCTGAGTAAGGCATGTTCAATATTATCCAATCGCCTTCCTAACGTTTTGTACTGTAGTCCGTTAATGTCTTGTCTGGCCAGTTGCACTTCAATTGATGAATCACCTTTATCACTTCCAATAACCATTGTTGAAATCATTTCTCTAAGCTCGTCTAATGTATTCCTTAATTGCAAAATATCATTATCATATTCTTTTTCGCTACTGGAGCTTGGAATATTTGTAATCACTCTTTCAACAATCGTAAAATTATCAATTAACTGTTTCCTTAACTCAGGACCCAATTCATTTGAAATGTTTAAATCAAGCATTATTTACCTCCTTTTCTGTTGTTAATTTACCGTCATCATCTACTTTGACATCGAACACCGTGCCATTAGGTGACAATAATTGTAGCCCACCTGACAGCTTGGTTTGACCTTCATAATTTTTGTTACCCTTTATGACTTCATCGTCTTGATTTGTTGGTGCTGTGTACTTAATACCATTGATTAGTAATGCACCATCATCATCAAATGACAGGTCATATTTGGTACCTTTTGTCGATTCAAAAGACAAGCTAGGTAAAACTAAGTCATCAAAGTCAGTAGGCTTAAAATGAAAACCGTCTGGAGTAATCAAGATTCGCAAACTATCAGTAGTTCCATCTGGCATTATTCCTATACCAAAATTACCAACTCCTGTTTTACCATTTGTAATCGTTGGTCTAACCTGTTGTGACATCTTTACCTCCATATTCGTACCAGATTCCATCTTGTGAGATAACGTTTATTTTTGCATTCGCATCTTTAATCGCCTTTGCTAACGCAGCACTGTTTTGTTTAGCTTCATTTAGCTGTTGCTTGTTACTTCGTTGAAAATCCAATACTGTTTTGGCATTACTATTCAAAGTAACCGATGGCTTCTGATTTAGGTCTAATGGATAGTAGCTATATGACAGCACCATCACATCTGTTGCAAAACCAGTATCAAGTATTTCTAAACGCCTGACTTCTCCTGGTATTGGTACATCGGTATCTAAATAATCTAGAGTAATTGATATTGATGGCTCTTTGACAAATGTAGCTTTAGCAGCATTATCTGCGGCAGTAACATCATGAAATCGCTCATCACTGAAATCGCCACCATCCCACACGCCATACTCACTAATCGAAGTGTCATCTTTAACAATATGCGGTTGAAAATAGACTGAACCATCATCTTTAGTCGTGCTAATAACCGTCAACTGATTAATAATGCTAGTAGAATCATAAGTGATTGCAACATTATCAGAGTTATAACCATACCCTAGTCGATTACCTAGATTAGTGGCAAAACTACTTTTGTCATAGACGACAATTTTTTTATTGTCTGGATATACATAAGCTTCTGGCCAAGTTGAAATTATTTGACTCAACCCATCAAAAGCATTATTGCTACCCAAATCAGTGATTTGCTGTTTAGCAAATGTACCTCTGACCTCGTACGAGTAGCCAAAATTATTTTTGTCAAAATAAAAAGATAGAACATCATTAACCGAATAAGTTAGTGTTCCATCTTTTTTATTATGTTGAAATATTTTTCGACAATCCAGATAGACGTGTGTTGCCGTTATCGTCACTGTATTGTACCTACCAGAATAATTAGGTACGCTTTGTTTAATCACAAACTGTTGCCCTTGATAAGTAATGATGTTTTCAGAAACCAACAGAGCATAGCCAACACTATTATCACTATAGGCTGTAAACGTAATTTGATAGGTACTATTATTTTCCCAGCTCACATTAAATGTTGGTTTGACAATGGATTGAAGCGGTTCGTTTAGGGTGCCATCACGCTTCATTACCGTCACTACCGAATTAGTCAAGATAAATAAACGGAAAACTAAAAGTAGTTGTATGACTAGTAGCACCCGATACCGTAATGTCATTCCAACCTTTTTCTAGTTTGATATACCCAAAGTCGGTATTTTGTGAAACCGGATTACCATTCAAAGTCGTTGCAAGACCATTTAGCACTAATTTGTCATTAGTACTAATTGCTTTATTATATTTGTAACTCGTACCGTTCGTTTTATTAGTAATTTGATAGGAACTACCAGTAAATTGTATCAGCAACATTGAATCATGTCTTTGATAATACGGGTCGATTGCTACATCGCTAGGATTATATATTCTAAAACTATTAGCCGTCTGTTGATAAACAGGCTTTTCATTTAGCTTGAAGTTCATTCCAAAAGAAGTATGATTCATATCTATTGCATCACTACGCACTAGTGAATATTTGTATCCTGTCGGTATTTCAAATTGAATTGAAAACAAAGAATCATCATATCCATCAGCAATGAATTTAATTTCAAACGTAGTTGGTCGCCCGTACATGACTTTTTGCAAATCAATATCAGTTCTAAATCTACATAATTCTCTATCGCCAAACAATTGATAAACTTCATGGCGTAACAATTTCTGATCATAATAATCTCTTGAATGTAATAAAAAATTAGCAGTGAAAACCAACTTGCCAAAAGTAGTTCCTGTAAAGCGACTACCATCTCTAGTTGCATCATCTTGGTAGTTATTATTGAACGTTGGCGTTGAATCACCACCCATATATTCAACATTGGGTAGTCTCGCCGTCAAGTCAAACTCATCTTGCCCTTTCAATTTTATTAAAAATGTTGGTTTGATAGTATCACCTCCTATGCAAGTGATTGATAACCACGTATATTTCCGTCTTGTGCTTGTTGCCTATATAGCTCGTTTTTATCAAGTGCTACGTTTACAGGAACTGGATTCCCTTGACCTTGAACAAGTTGAGTAAGCAATTCTACAGCTTGTTTGAGTTGGTTAATCACATCTGAATCAGAATTTATTGATGTACCCGTAGCGCCATCACGTTGTGCCATTGCAACTGCTGTTTTACCTAGAAGTTCAAAGCCTCTAGAACTCTTCATACCATCCAAAGGTATAATCATTTCTGGTTTATTACCTTCACCTATTTCGGCAATTTGATGTTGAGTAATCAAACCACCATTAGCATATCCATGACCTTGACCAAGGAATGATAAATTATTACCATAGGTGTGTTTAGCATAATTAAGACCTGCTAGAATGTTGTCATAACCATTCATGATATTGTTATGACCATGCAAAGCATAAGCTCTAAATGTACCGGGCTTAACCTGCATCAAACCTGTGGCATTACCATCAGCTAATCCATCATTACCACCAATAGCTTTAGCGTTTCCACTTGATTCAGTTTGAATCTGCTTTAATACCTTAGATACCATTGAACCTGAGGTACTTAACCCTAACTTACTCAAAGCTTTCTTAACATCACCGCTCCAACTTTGTACATCACTATCAGTACCTGTTGAGCTATCGTTAATTGGTGCAATGAACTTCTGAATCCATGCCATCATGCCACCAGTTTGCTTCTTGATTAACTTAGATAGTGGGTTGTTTGTAGCAATTTCTTTGGCTTTAGCTCCTGCACTTCTACCAAAGTCTAAGAATGTAGTAGCACCTGATGCCTTACGTCCGTTATAGGTGTGGTATTTACCATCACCGCTCCAGTTATATTCTTCACCACTTATCTTGCCACCTTGAACACCTGTAACCATGGAAACGTGATTACCGAACTCTGAACCTGCACCATAAACAGCAACATCTCCAGCTTTAGGTTTATTTGAATGAGGTACCTTAGCATTAACCCAATCAGCACCATTACCCAAGTGACTGAATAGACTTGCTGATACTCCCAAGTTCTTTAATCGACTAGCTACGAAACTGACACATTCACGATAGAAGTAACCCCAAGGGTCAACTCCAGAATCTTTGGACTTGTTCTTAAAGGCATAATCATCACCCTTAGAACCTGTACCACTTGATGAGCTTTCAGACGCCATGCTCCATAATGTAGACCACCAGTCTTTAGCTGTAGATGTTACCTTTTTATAAGCACCACCTGCTACGCCATCCATGACTGATGAAACACCACCACTTTTAAGGTTTAATACTTTCCCTAATGTTCCTGATGGGTCTGCTACAGCTCCTGTAATGTAACTAAACATCTTAGTGAACTTGTCTACACCGTTTTTTAAGCCACTCCATGCACTACCAGCAATGTTTGAAACAGCATTACCAGCACCTGATAGTAGCTTGCTCCAGAATCCTGTACCACCTGCAAAGTGCTTAACACCTTGTAGACCCATAAACATGGCTGTCTCACGTGCATTTAGAACTTCTGTTCCAGGTAATAATAGCCTTTCAGTATTTCTACCTTGAACTAATTCCATCTTGCCGTTAGGGTGGATTAGTGTTTCTTTGTTTCCCGTTTCTGGGCTATCGTTCCCATCATTCAGTACTGCGTGCGTAAGCTCCTGTACGGTTCCTGTACCATTGGCAAACTTAACCTTTGGTATTTTATCTAAGGCTTTCTTTGGTCCCCCAAAGTCGTGTATAAGCCCGTTAATACCGTCTATACCAGCATTAGGAATCTTGATAACAGCATTTATACCGTCACCAGCTAACTGCTTCATTCCGTCCCACATAGCCTTGAAACCGTCTTTAATTCCATTCCATGTGTTACCGAACGACTTACCAATCTTACCTAGTATGTCATCAAATGTACCCTTAAGGCTGTTGATTGAATTGCTACCAAACTTCTTAATATTGTTCCAGGTATCACCAAAGAAGTTAAATATTGATTTCCAGTTATTTACCCAGTTCTTATAGATGTTGTGAGTTGTATCACCTATAAAGTCTTTGATGCTGTTGTAAACCTTAGATATGTTTTTGAATATGCTATTGAATATATCCCCAATAGACTTACCCATATTCTTAAAGAAGTTAACAACATCTTTTACCAGGTTATTAACGGCTTTTCTAAACTTGGCATTATGCTTATATACCAGCGCAAAAGCACCAGCAAAAGGATTCACGATAAATAATAGAATCTCTTTCCAATCCTTCTTTACAAAGTTAAGAATATCCTTAAAGAAGTTCATGATTGTTTTATAGGCTTGCCCGAACCACTTCCCAATTCCCTTAAAGAATTGTTGGGCTGACTTAACTAAGTCATTTACAAAGTTTCTAAACTTTTTGTTATGCTTATACAATTCTGCAAAGGCAATCACTACTGCTGTAATAGCTGTTACAAGTAGAATCAGTGGGTTAGCTTTCAGAAAGTTAAACGCTAGTTTTATTCCTGTACCGGTAACTTTAGCCGTCTTAACTAAACCAGCTAATGCTAGTGAAGTGCCCTTAGTGGCTATTTTGGCTGTAAATACAAGCCCTTTACCAATAAGCTTGCCACTTTTAATTACTGCACCACCTAGTAATTCAAGTGATTTTAAAAATACTTTCGTTGCTAACTTAGCAGTCCACCATAAAGCCTTACCAGTTTTGATAGTGGCATCACCAATCAGTTCGAGTGATTTTAGCACTGACTTAACAGCGAGTTTTCCTGTCCAAACTACTGACTTACCAATACCTTTACCAATCTTACCGATAATTCCTAATTCACGTTTGGCACCGCTACCGTCAACTTTTGGTTTAATTATCAGTCCTGATAAAGCACCAAACACTGTTTTAGTTTTTCCAAAAACCGCCATCGTCGATAAAGTAGCTTTTAGTGCTAAGTTTAATCCTAAAATAGATCCCGCCAAGACTTTAAAGGTTGTCGGATGCTTAGATGCGAACTTTCCTAAATCTTCTAATAACGGCAAGGCTATTTTGAGGGTTGTCCCCATAGTACTGAATCCCGTGGAACCCAGTTCTTTAACCATCTTAAAGAAGTCTTTAATGTCATCCGCATGTTTAGCTACCCAATTACCAAGCTTTTCTATTGAATCAGCTGTAAAGTTAGCCATGTCGGCAACGGGATTTGTTTTACTACCGCTGAATGAACTACTGAATGCTTTTACTACTGTGTTAACAGCCTTGTTAGCACTGTCACCTATACGATTGAATGACTTATCGACTTCTTTACCATCTAGAGACTTAGACAATCCAGCTAACATGGTGTTGGACTGCGTGAAAAAACCTTCTGTTATCTTTCCAGATAAACTTTTATAACGTTCTTCAAAATGATTGGTAAAGCCGTCTACTGTTTTGTAGTAATTATCAAGACCCTTAGGCTTAGCATCAGACATTGTTTCTATTGCCTTGGCCAAGTCCTGCATTGACAGCTTACCACTTGAAGCCAACTCCGAAAGCTTGTCTTTAGAGACGTTCATTGATTTTGCTAGGGCATCACTGAATCCTGGTAACTGTTTGTTTAACTTAGTAATTGAACCGGATGTTATTTTACCACTGGCGTTAGCTTGACTGAACTTAGTGATTAAGCCTTTCATGCCATCGTCTGACATACCGGTAGCGCGGCCAAGGTTCACAAACGCATCACTCAACTTTTTAGTGTCATCTGTATTTTGAGTTAAACCATAGGTTTTTTGGTTAACAGTGTAACGGTGTCAGTTGCATATCCTGATTCTTCTTTAACACCTTTAATATTTTCAAGAAGTTTACCAGCTAATTCTTTGTTTCCACCGGTAAAGTTATCCAAACCAACTTGCACATTTTGCATTTCTTTGTCATAGTCTATGCCGGCTTGAATAACACCAGTAATGTGTGATTTGATAGAACTTAATGCATTGGTAACACCATTAGCTATCAGATTTCCCATAAAAATCGATTTAAAGTGACTTCTTGTGCCTTCCAGAGAATCATTTAAACTGTTGAGTTTATCTTTAACACTCGTTAATCCTCTGGTTTCTGGTTTGATGTCAGTATTGTTGAAATGTTTGATATCAGACGTAGTGGATGCTAGTTTAGCACCCATCTGCTCAACTCTTAACTCCTGCCGTTTGTAAGAGCCAGTATTTTTATCTCCGGTTTCTGCTAACTTATTCAGCTCAGCCTTTTGAATTTCCAGTTGTTTTGTGTAATTTTCTTGAGCTGTTTTTAAGCCTTCAAGCTTAACTTTATTAGCCTCTTCTGTGCGTCCTTCTGCTTCAAGCTTTTGCACTCTTGCATCAGTTAGAGAATTGCTATGCTTTAGTTCATCATTTAGGCTGGATAATCCTGACTCTTGGTACTTATAAGATTGGGTAGCCTTTTCTAATTGTCCTTGATAACTAGCATACTGACGTTCCGCTTTAGCCAGCTCACCATTTAGATATTGCTGTAAATCTTGCCCCTTCTTGGTGCTTGTGTTTACATTATCTAAACCACTTTTAAGGGCTTCTATCTTAGTCTTTTGGGCTTCTAATGTACTCTGCAGTCCTTCATATTTAGCTTTTGAGGCACTAACCGCATCTCCCGAAGATTTATACTGGCTTTCCAATATTTTAGCTTCAGCGCTACTATTTTTGACTTCACGCGTTAATTCTTTTAATGCTTGTGAGGCACTGTTTGAATCAAGAGTTAAATTAGTAGCCATTTCATTAACGATTTGTTTAGCCATTGTTTACCTCCTTTCTAAATAGATTGTTCTGCTGTATCTGGATTAATTCCCAGTGATTTCATGAACTGTGAACCAGTCATTGGCCTTTCTTCTTGACTTTGAGCGCTCAACACTTCATTCAAACGATAAAAATTTTCTTGTTCAAATTCAGATGGCATGATGTGCAAATTTGTTAAAACATTTTGTTCGTTATAATCAAAATCTTTTATGGCCGTATCAAGAGCATCATATCTTTCTCTTAAGCTTCTAAACCCGCTTCTTCTTCGGTCGCTTCAACTGTTTCAATGTGCAACAATTCAGAACTGATACGTGTAGCTAATTGAACTGTTTCATCAAAACTTAGATCATCCACTTTATCAACTTGTGCATCTGTTAGATTGAGTACATCAACTACGTATTCAATTACTTTTGTTTGCACGTCAAGCATCATGTCAATCATTTCTTCTGCTTTTTCTGGATTATCACTATCTGCTAGCTCTTGGTCAATAGAAAGCTTTGTCATCAACTTTTGTAATTGCCATGTTTTACGAATATTTTTGTTTGATTCTTTTACTTCAAATGACTTTTTGATTCCCAATTCTTTTGCAACATTAATTTTTACTGACATGATTTTTCTCCTAATATATTTGTTTTGGAGCCTCTTTTTGAGACATAATAAAAAGCCACTTTCGTGACTTGTGAAGATTATTGACCAGTTGTACCACCAGTAGTAGCAGTCTTGAATACGTCTGATAACATTGCTGACTTATCAAACTTTGGTGCTGAACTATAGAAGTATTTACCAAAACCGTCGTCGCCACGTTCTAATCCCGCGATAGTGATTGCATCAGTAGTACGGTTGTCACTGGCGTTGTTACTTGTCAAAGTTGCACCTGCTTCTGATGCAATTCCCATATACATACCCACATACACCGGCTTAGCGATATCAAACGCTTCCGCCGATTCAGCAAGATACGCGACACGATTGTTAGGGTCCGCCTTACCAGTGATAGTAAAGCCACCCTTACCATCAGATGGCATTCCAAGCGCCGCCATTTTAATTTCATTTGGTAACGAGTTAACTGTAAGCACAGTTTGAGCGGCGCCTTTACCTGCCGACTTATATACCAACTTGTTGTTACCGAAAGTATCAGTTGTTGTACCAAACAAGTTAGTTAACGCAACCGAGGCCACACCAAACGAAGTATCGACCGTAACATCAAAGATTCCTGTCTTATCTGTTGTAGCCTGGTCAGTGTACTTGAAAATACCATTAGACCCTGTTAATACAATTCCGTTTTTATCTACCAGCGCTAATTTAGCACCCGCAATTCCTAATGTTGCCATGTATTATTTCTCCTTTATAACTTTATTCCGTGTAACTTGAATAGTTTGATAATCCTGTTCAGTATCTGGGTCAGTCTGACGACCTTTAATGTCATTAACCGTATAACCGTTAGAAGTTAAGAATTTCATCAGTTCTATTTCCACTTCGTCGTAGTCCAAATCACTATCTAGTGAGTAATAGATTTGAATAACGACATTTTGTTCGATAGTATTGAACGTATCGTTACCATAACTACCCAGATTACTGTATGCATCCCTAATTAAAAGAGATGTCTGACTAGCAGGCACCTCTTTGGGAATTAACTTAGGATAAACACCGTCTGTCCAAGTTACATGTTCTTTAATTAAATTGAAGGTATCCATTACTACTGTCATGAACTACCTCGTTTCTTTTCTTGTATTTTTTTAAGCACTTTCGATTGTGCTTCTAATACTTCTTTTTGCGATTTATCTCTAGCATCATCAATGAAACTATCTCCTTGAATAAAACGTGTACCATCATTCAAGAAATGTGCAATACGAGCATGATTGGCATCTTTTTTAGTGAATCCAACCGCTGTACTGCCATCTGACTTAGTTCCATCTAAATTACCAATATCTACGCTGTCAGCTAAATGGGTCATTTTACCAATTTTACGATCAGCATTGTAGTGACCGGCATCTTTTGTAGCCTGCTTCAGGTTATTAGCTAATACATCAGCACCGGCTTGTGTGACTTCTTCACGTTCTTCGATTGTGAGATTAACGATACCGCCTACTTCTTTCAACATTTCATCAAGTTGTTCGGATAGACTAGCCATTTTTCACCACCTTCTGCAAGGTGAGCAAATCAAATGTTTCTCGCGCTGAACGGTCGTCAGAGCTAATCAAAATAATATCGTAAATATCTTGACCAATTCTAACGTTTAATGATTTGTTTACTGCATCATCATGTCGTATTGCAATTAGTTTGGTATCAGTAATCGAGTTACCCATAAACGTATATTGCTGACTCAAAGACTGCGTGCGATAACCAAACCATCTTGAAAACGATGCCACAAATCCTTTTATGGCGTTACCATTCTTAGGATTGTAACCAGTTGTTCCATCTGCGCCAAATTCAGCACGTTCGTTAAATTCAAGTGGATTTATCGCCATCAAACACCCCCTTGTCTGCTAAATAATCAGCATAGTTACCTCTTAATTGAGCAATAATGGAATTAGTAGCCAAATCAACTGGAAAGGCTTGAACTAATGATAATGATGTTCTAAACGTATAATAGCCACTTGCCAAAGCGATGGTAGCTACATCTACAAGTGAAGAGATATTGACATCAGCATAAAATTTATCGTCATCAGTACCAATAGCATTCTTAATGTAGTTGGTCGCTGCTAAGATATATCCCTTTAACAAATCATCATCAGCCGTAGAATCAACTCGCAAAGATACTTTTAAATTATCTAAAGATACCGTCAAAATTGCCTCCTTTCTAGGTAACAAAATCAAACTTTTTTAGTAACAAAATACATATTCTTAAGCATAAAAGGTAACATTTTATTTTTGTCATGTGAAATAATTCACCAAAAAGTAACTTTTTTTTGTTACTTTTCAAGAAAAAATGTTACCTCTCTCAGACCTTATTTTTCAAGGGTCTAGGTATAAAAGGTAACAAAGTAACAAAATATATTATTATATTATATATATATATTATTACAAGGTTTAAAAGTGACTTTTGGTTACTAAAAAAGTTACCCGCCCATTTTCATGCACTGTTTATTTCCAAAGCGAGTTAAAAATTTAATTACCCTTAACCAGCTGTTGAAGCAGATGCAGCAAAGTTAGCTGTTTGATTGGCAATATCCTTAAATGAACCGGCAACAAACGCTTCTGTATCTGTTGCTTCAACATCAAAGCGATCAATCACACGAATCTTAGTCAAGTCCTTTTCAAAAGCACCGGCACCAATGTTCGTTGACAACAAAGACATTTGTTGACGGTCAAACAACGTTACCGCCTGCTTCAAGTCACCAAAGTACAATGGGTGTGTTCCTGCTGCAATATCTGGCAACCAACGGTCTGCTACTACAACAATTCGCTTACCATCAACTTGCTTAACATCAGATTGTGTTGGGTCTGGTTGCAATAGATAATTACCCATAGCGTCCTTGACCTTGTTCAACACTGCCAAACCTGAAACGTTAGTCATGAAGAATGAAGTGGTAGCAACGGCAGGGTCAACAGCAGTTGATACCATGTCCTTAACATCATCAAACTTGGCAACGGTTGGCTTTTTAGGCGCGGCGTTCATAGCTGAAATAATGGCTTTGTTGCGAGTAACAACAACCTTTTTAGCAATCCATGATGACAACCAAGCCAAGATGTTCTCAGCTGTATCATTCAACAATGTGTTAGTAACTGTTGAAATACCAGCATAGCGCTTAATTAGGTACTTAACGATTGCTAGCTTAGGGTCATCGTTATCTCCAATAGTCGCATCATCTGCATCCAAGTTAGCTAACGGTGTGACATCAGACCACTTCTCATAAACACGTGAACCTGACAAAGTTGATACTGATTCAACATTGACATATTGTTCCAAGGCATCATATTGGCGAACAAGCGTGTGAATAGCTGTTTGGATATCTTGTGGGATAGTCAAACCAATGGCGTTACCATTCAAGTCAGTGCTTGAGTCAATTTGGTTAACAACACTGGGAATACCTTTGATCATGCCCTTAAAATTGTCAACAAACTTTTTCTTCAAGTCGTTTTCTTTTGGCGTTAATTCAGATGTTGGTTCTACGTTGTCATCAACTACGTTCTCAGCTTGTGTTTGAACCAAGTTTTCGTGTGCTAAGTCACGCTTAGCGATCGCATTTGTAATTTTTGTTTGGATATTAGCAACATCTTCTGCAGAAGTAGCATCATCATCAACCATGAGCTGCGCTTGATTTTGTAAATCAGATACTTTTTGCCCTAAATTCACCCATTTTTCATTTAAATCGTTAATATTTACTGCCATATTAATTATTTCTCCTTTGTTTTTCCTAGTAAAATAGCCAACTTGCTTTGCTTTAAATCGCTAGTAGGTTGACTATTTTTTACTTTATTTTCTAGTTTTGCAGTCTTTTCGGACTTGTTCAGTAGATTAAGCAGCTTGTTAACGGCTGATTTAGGCACAATATTGGCTGTTGCATTTGAGAAAGCTGCCTGTTTTTCATCAACAAACATGATTTCATCAGCAAATCCCTTATCAACGGCTTCCTGTGCGCCAATCCACGTCTCTTGAGCCATCATGTTAAGCAAATCACCTTGTGGCATACCTGTCTTAGATTCATAAGCACTGGCAATCGACTTATCTATTCCGTCCAGTACATTAATTTCATGCGCTAGATCATCCTTGTTACCACCTCCATAACTAGCTGCCTGATGAATCATAAGTTGAGCAGTTGGCGAAATATTAACTTTGTTGCCAGCCATGGCAATGACGCTTGCAGCACTGGCTGCCAAGCCTTGAATGTTAACCGTTACATTAGCCTTAGATTGACGTAACATAGTGTAAATTTCACTAGCAGAGAATACATCCCCACCATTTGAAGCAACATTTACTTCAACGTCGTCGTCATCATCTCCATCATTTAGGATTTGAGCAACCGCACTTGGTGATGCACTAGGAATACCAAAGAAACTATAAAACGCGGCAGTTTCATCATCAACAACCGTGCCTTTAATATCAATTGTTTTGGTCAATATCTTCACTCCTTTCTATTGTAGTATCAGGAATATCTGGCATATCAGGTGGCAGATAACCTGTCTTTTTGAGCAACCACTTTGCTTCAGCGGCCGTCAGTGTGTTACTTTGCTTAAATGTGTTTATATTGGTGGTGTAATCATCGTTTACTGGGTCAATAGCCGGTTTAATGTCTATATCAACCGAAGATGATTGTTTGTTTGATAATTCGCTGGTGATGGAACGTCCGAACCTCATTAAGGCTTTGGCGTAATCACCGCCTATCATTTTTAATGAGCTTTGTTGGTCACCCTGTCCGTTTAAAACTGAATCAGGTATTCCATAAGCTTTAGCGATTTGTTTTGAAGTCCAATCTGTTTGAGAAAGCAACTTAGAGACATCCCCTTTAATTTCTAACGGTGTGTATGTCTCTAACTTATCAATTAAGATTGGCCCGCCATTAGAGTTGTTAACTTGATTCATGAATTGTCTTGAACGAGCTGACTTTTGTTTAGCATTCAGTAAGCCTCCGCCGTCAACTTCCAAAATACCAGGTGTCAAAACAGATTTTGCTAAAGCGTTGATAGTTAGCTTGTTAGATGAGTCTTTAATTTTCAACTCACTAGCCAACGATCTTAGTGGACTAATTCCTGTTGCACCACCGTTCTGACTCAGCAGTCTAAAATGAATCATGTCACTTGACGGTATGCTTTGCTTGATACCAACTAACGGCGAATCAAAGGTAGCGTTATAATACAATCCAGAATAATCATCTAGTGGGAATACACTAACTTGACTAGGTCTCAAATATTCCCATCTAATATCTATTCCGTTTCGATTACGCCAACGATATACAAAGGCTTCACCACCTAGCAATAGTTGAGCATACACCGCTTGCCAAAAGCTATGTCCGTTCGTCCAAGTCGTTGGATTATTCAACATACTCTGATTCTGCGAATTATCAGTAATTAACTTTGACGAGGCTAAATCTGCGCTTAATTGAAAAACGGTAGAGTAAATGTCTGAATTTCGTAATGCAACATCTGCACTCACGTAATCATCTTTACCTACCGGATTCAAAAAGTTAACAATTTCAGGATCATCAAAATTAATTTCGTTACCACCACCCACATCTAAGCTGTTTGTAAAGCGTGGGCTAAATAATGGCAATATTAATCACCCCCTTTCGGTGCGCTATTAGCAATCAATTCACTAACTAATCCTGTAACGGCAAACGAAACAGCTAAGGTAACACCACCCGCTATTTGGTTTAAGCTAAACATTGCCCGATTAATCGTAATTAAAGCTGCTAAATAACATAACAAGTCAAATATTCGCCAAATAAACGGCAATAGTTTTTTAAAAATCATAGTTCGTCTCCCATCAATCCGGCTTCGTCACTAAGTAGCCAGTCTAGTTTCTGTTGTGGCGTCATTCGTTCAATCTGCTTTTCAGGGTCATTCACATCCGAATAATCCTCAAAATGTATCATCCCCTGATACAAGGCATCAATAATAGCGTCGACAACATCAATTTTGAGCGTTGCTTTTGCTTTATCTACCTGAATACCTATCTTGTCTTCGATAACCTGTGCATTCAACAACGCTTTTTCCATTATTTTGTCATCAAGCCGTGTAATTGAACTCTCAACAAAGGCAGACTGTAAGAACTTTGTAGGGTCTTTCAATTCACTAGTCCGCTGTCGAATCGCCATCAAGTTCCAAGATGTATTTAATTCAAGTTGTTTGATAGCTGGCGTAGCACCCCATGCGTCATAACCAAAAAAGACAACCTTTAAAGCGTTGTCTTCTACATAATTTAATAGCCATTGATAAACCTGGTCATCGTTTATCAGCCCTTGTGGGTGTGACGTGATTGTGCAATACCCTTTTTTAGCTAACTCACGGTAATTAATTCCATCTTGTTTCTCTTTCGCTTCAATACTACCCGCTTTTTCCCAAGGTATAAACGAATGTTGTTCTACGTGCCAGTGTTTGTCACCTTTACTATCTAGGTATGGATAAACAAATGCGATGGCTGTATTGTCACTAAACATCGAGTAATCGTAACCTATGTATACTTGCTTCCCATAAATTTCAAACCTAGTAGTAATTGCGCGTTCAATATCTTTTAGTTTCAAGAACGCCGCCTGAGATACTTGAAGGTAAATGTTCATTGTTTTGTTTTGAAACTCTGCAATTTTGCCTTTAGCAGCTAACGTTTCTCGTAAATTAGTAATCCCTTTAGTGATACTAGCTTTTTTGTTCGGCAGTCCGATTAGTGGATTGGATTTTTCCCACGTACTTGGCTCAAACATTTCGTTTTCACTGTCTTGTGACCACACTAGCCACAGCGAATTGTCATATTCTCTACTCCAATCTTTTTCCATTGACTCAACACCACGTTTTAAGTCATTGAAAAACTCAGTATTCAGAAATTCATAGGCTGTTGATATCTTAATAAATTGGTGATTTTTGACATCTGTTTGTCCGGTAATAATTCTTGAAGTATATTTACCAGCTTTTTCATCACCTGCCTCATCATAAATAGCGCTAGTAAAGTGATATCCATCAAACTTACCTGATTCATTTGATATTTTAACTAATCGGTTGTTGGGTTTCTTAGCAACAATCTTACGTTCTTGTGCTTCAATGATTCTAGCAGAAGCCATTTTTTTAAATGCTTTATTATTGTTAATCAAATCAGTAATCATATATTTAACGTAACCATACAATTTATCAATCTGATCAGAACTATTACTTGCCACTAGATAATCTTGGTTGCCAAGTGTTGCTCCCTCAATCAGGAACGAATAAGCAGAAATAATAGCAGCGAAATATGTTTTCCCTTGTTTACGAGCAACACTAATATCTGCTTCAGTAAAACGTTTGTCTCCGCTACTGTCTCGCCATCCGTTAAGCTGTGACAATATAAACTCTTCCCAAGCCATCAAGGGTAAAGGTTTGCCTGCATCGACATCGGGACATAGTGAAGCAAAATATAAAATTGCTTTAACTTGTTTTAGGTCATAATGATATGGAAATTCAGGGTCATTATTTTCTGAACGCAATAAGTCTCGAACATGCCGTAGTGAAGCTAGTTTAATTTTATAGCCAGCTATTTGTTCGCCATCTAAAACTCTGAAAGTATATTTTGTACCGCTATCCTGATACTTTTTTCTGATTTCACTATAATCATTAAGCTGATAAGCACCCAAAACGTCTTTTGATTGTGTTAAATCAATTTTTTTCATCAAGCTCCACCCAATACTTTCATCATGTCATCTATTTCTTCTTGGTCATCATCTCCATCATCAACCGTTATAGATAATAATTCAATACGACCCCGTGGTGTCATTCCTAACGCATCACATGCAGAACGTAAATTCTTACTTGCTTTATCAATATCAGACACAGCAGGGTTTGGCTTGATTAAACCACCCTCAGTTAAATATTGTGTACCATTTTCTTTTATTGATTCATAAGACAATCTCATGATTTGGTAGTTAATGCATAGTGATTCAACTATTGTTCTATCTAATTTTTGAACATCGTACTGCTCGATTAGCATTGGAACAATACGTCTCCATAAATATCTAGCAGTACCACCCAAGTATTCAGGTGGACTAGCTGATAAATTGTTATTTTTCATTTAATCCTCCATTTCTTGGGTAGGTTTAGGGGGTAGTTTTCGAAACAAAGAATGCTAATATACCAGTACATCAACCCTCAAAAAAACACCAGAAAAAAACTTTTGAAAATTGGCGTGTGATACAAGATGACGATATGTGTGTGCTCTTTAGTTTGCTCGAATAGGGCGGGGGTATTTTGCATTTTAAACTTTGTTTGGTATCAACACACACGAGCACTTTAAAACGTCTTAGAAACGATTTTATGAACAATTAGCGGTTGTTACATCCCCCACTTTTTTAACCCTTTTCTCTCTTGGTTGGGATAGGTAACACTGGCTACTTTAAAATTTTTATTACCATACTCATCTATATATACTGCAAATTTTATTGTAGGTTTATGTAAGTTAAGCTTACTCATAAGAAGGCTTTCTCTTAGTTGTTTATTAGTTACCAATTTCTACGCTCCTTTCATCAACTTATTAATCATAGCCACACTTCTAACAGGACTAACACGTTTCAATTGATTGTCCTTACCTGTGCCATAATTTAGCTGCTCCCACTTGGTCTTTAATGTGTGGCACCTACTACATATCACAGCTAGATTAGTCACGTCTGCCTTATCATTTGGTGCTGCTTCAACTGGTACGATATGATCCACTGTCTTGCCTTGCTTGACGATACCGTCGCACTTGCAGTATTGACACAAGTAATGTTGTTCATCTAACACTCGTTGCCTTAGGTTCACCCATTGCTTTGTCCGGTAGAAATTATACTGACCACGCTTGTTGTCGTCACGGTTACGTGTGACTGTATTGTATCTATGTGTTGCTTGCTTATCTCTAGGAACATACACACGTTCTTGGTCTGCGTGCTTAGCACAGTAATGTTTGGGTAACTCAACCATATTGAAACAACCATTAGCTTTACAACGTCTGACTCTTGCCATTACTAATACTTTCTCAATATTACAATAGTGTGTTTGTTGTTATAATCGTAGTCACGTTCACCATCTACCCACACCTTTGGTACATCACGGATATTATCAAACTCAATACGAATATGTGGTTGTGTTTTATCTAAAGTGATGTTAGTAGATAGTTCAGTGTTGATATTTTTTCTGCCAACACTATCATCTTCTTGATACTTAGATTCAAAGTCTTTAGCACTCATAACCGAGATAACACCTTTATTGATTACTAAATAATCATCGAGGTTTAATGTTGTATATTCTCCCTTAGAAACCATAACTGCAATGCGCTTACCCTCAATGAATGAATCTGTATATTCAAACGCAATGCCGTGTTCATTTAAAAAAGGTATAACATCAGTTAAGATGTTTCCCTTGTTTTGAATAGCTTCAATTTTATTTACTCTTTTAATGTATTGCATATCCTTCTCCTCATTGCTTAGTTGGTTTGGTTGGCGCACCACGGTCTAGGTTTATTCTCGGAGTCGGTTTCGGTGGTATAGGTAACGGACCCGATTTACTTTCGCGTTGCATATTTCTTCTCGTAAATGGTATCTGTTCTGATTTTGCTGTTCCAACAATCAAACCGCCTTGTTCAAAACCATCATCAGATTTGCACCACATATCAACAACGACCATAATGCAACCCAATAAGACGTTCAGCACAATAGTAATCGTAAATAACATAAATAAGTAATGGCAAATTATTTGAGATGTGTTTGCGCTTATGTCAATTAACGGGAACTTTTTTAATAGTGAAAACCAAATAGTAGCCCCAACACTTGAACAAAATACAATACCATCAAATGTTAGTATCAACTTCCAAATAACACGCACTAACTGTTTCATCTTTTCTCCTCATTCAGTGCAAAATAAAAAGCGCTTATGCGCTCATGTCCAACTGATAAATCTACCAAAGGTAAAGTGTGTTAAATGTCCTCGGGAAACATCATACGACAAATTACCGTCTATCCATATCGATATATCTGAATCACTGTTGTAGCTCAATGTTTCAATCTCATGCTTATTCATCTTAGGGAAGTTGTTTATTGAATCAAAGTATTTTTTGTCTAAAATATCGGTATCAATGTTAATTGAAATACTGTTACCCTCATTCTCGGTGACTTTAATTCCTTTGTCGGTGTACATTTTGTTAACATAATTAAAAAGTTTTTGTTTTGAATTAATACCCTCGTAATCAGAATATTTTGAGCGCTTTTCGTTGTTCAATCTATTTGTTCGATATATGTTAGTATTTTGTATCCCCAAACATAAATTTATCAACGTTAATAGCGACAGTAAAATAAGACTAAGCTTGTTTAACATATCTTTCTCCTAAACGTGCCACTCGGCAACTAACTTGTCACTATCATATTCAAGTGCATATAGCTCTTTCTTGGATAGCGTCCAACCATTACTGATTTCATACTTATCATTAGGTTTGACTGTTCCAAGCTGTCGACTAATCACACCACCTTCATCAACTGTTTTTTCTTTGTGGAAGTGACCCTTGTGTATCTCTTTACTGTGGGATAACGACCAGACACCACCAAACTCATTAGCCATTAACATAGGCAAATTCTTAGGTGCTAAGTCACCATGAGCTATCATAATACCTACGTTGTCTAACAAGTAAGCGTCACGATATTTAATATTGTTTTTGATCACAACTTGTGGATACTTAGCTTTCAAATACTCCATGAAAACATACTCCATATTGCCTGAATGATTACCCGCCATTTGTTTAATGTAAACAGATGTGCTGTTATTCAAGCAAACTGGTACCAGAATATCAAAGAACTGTTTAGCATCTTCAATGGCTTGTACCATATCGACTTCATCTAACATGGTTCCTCGCATAGTTTGTGACGACCACATTTGACTAGAATGGAACAAATCACCTAGCTGTTCTATAACGATTGTTTTGTATCCTTTGTTTAAGATACCTAATAGCTTATTTAAGTGACTTTTAACATCTTCTAGTGTAGTTATACCAAAATGCATATCAGGAAGCGGCACGACTAAATTATGAGCATTGTGTGACGTCTGCTTAACTTTATATGGGATAATGTCATTTTTAAACAGATCAGCAATATCTTGTGGCGTTAGTTCATTGTCAACTTTGGGCTTAACTGTAATCTTAGATTGGCATAGGTCAATCAAACCTTTTTCAACACTATTCTGTTGCCAGAAATTACTTTTAGCAGAGACAATATCCCAGTCTTCTGGATCAAAGCCATGTGCTCGCAAGACAAAGTCAACGTCCTTTGCTTTTTCACGATTCATGTTTTCAATGGTGGTTGTTGATGTTGTGCTACCGTCCTTATTGATGACAATTTCAGTACCACGCTTCACATCTTTGACTTTGTTCGTATTCTTTTTCAATTTGTCATATCTACTGCTAGTATGTCCTGTTGATAGGTATCGCGAAACGGTTCGTCTACTTAAATTGACACCAAATTCATCAAACAACTTTTGAGCTATTTTGCTAGATGACAACCCTTGCTTACCTAACTCTGTAACTCTATTTTTATGTTCATCAGTCCATTTAATACTGGCCATCACTGCCACTTCCTATCTTCATAAAAAGCATCTTTGCGCTTGTCTGTATGACTTCTGCGCTTAGATGCTTTGTTTTGTTTCCTGCTATATTGTCTTTGCTTGTCAATTTTGCGGTAGATGTTTAATTCATCATCACTGGCGACAAGTCCATAATCTTTATCGATTTTCATACAATTCTCTTTTCAAATAAAAAGCACCCGTTAAGGTGCTTTTATGTACGATAAAGACAGGCAAATGTCATTATCCTAAGTTGTGTTTGCGAGTGACAGCAATGTGAATGGCAGGACTCGAACCTGACTGTAAGCCACACTTAGTATTACATTCACCCGCAGAAATCACCTAACTAGTATAAAGTCGCACTATGGAAGTCACTTTAAAGACTTTGGCGACTATGGTGATAACTGTTATCTCCTAAAAGGAGTATTGACAGGGTAAGGATTTGCACCTTACATGATATTGATTCCAGCCAACTTTCCAGACCCCGGAAAGTACAATATCTTATAGTCTAGCGTCTACCTATTCCGCCACCTGCCATAATGATAGATATTCCAACCTATCGTATTTTTACATACACAGTGGCTTTTTCCGAAGCGTGTGTAACGTTGCTTTTAATGGATGAGCAATAAACCTGTTTAATTATCCTTTGAGTCTTTTCCGGCATTTTTATTTTTGCCAACTGTATATCCGATTTGAAAAGTGGATATCACCAAAGCAATTATAGATAAAACCATTGGCCCAAATATATAAATTAGTTCCACTATTTACCTTCTTCTATTTTTTAAAATTTACTTATAGTTTGCGTCGTATAAATTTATTTCACTTTTTAGTGATGTCTTATCAATTATCTGATGATACAAATATAACCCTATATTTATGCATAAAACGCCAGAAAAACGTTTGTTTATACACACTGTCACAATACAGCGCCAAGAATATGTTTAATCTCTGTACGGTATGACCTAGCTGTACTTTCGGATATGTGAAACTGCTGTGCTACCTTTACCCACGTGACAGACTTGCTTGCATAATAATACGCAACTACTTTCTGCTTGTCTGGCTCAAACGTGGCTATCCAGCGCTCAACATCTTCCTTTTGCTTTTTGAGACTGTTAAGGTATCTGTCCTGCTCAATTCGTATCACCATGTCATCAACTGGACGTGTATGTTTGTTCTGCGCACGACCGCCACCAATATTCTCATCAACTTCTTGACTGTCATACCGTATCGTTTCTTCACGCTGTTTAATTTTTAAATTGAGACGACCAGAGAAGTAGTCTCTCAAAATACTATCTATCCTGTCCGCCACGCTTTGCTCCTTTAACTATTCGTCAACTATCTTGATTGTTTCTGGGTGTAAAATTACATTCAAATCTTTTAACAAAACAAAGCCACTTTCCAACTCGATCATTTTATCTGTTGTCCTTATACTTTCATCATCAGGAAGTTCATCCTGTTCAAATTCCTCACCTACTTCATGGACGATACTATTTAACTCTTTAACTTTATCCTTATCCATCTCGACTGTTGGTGCATATTCTTGCCGTAACTGTTCTAGTAAGTCACGCATTTCACTACTCCAAATTGTCCTTGGTTCTAATTCATTCAACGCTTCATCAAATGTCATTTCCGACCTCCATAATATTTCAATACAATATAAGTAACTGCGACCATTGCTGACAATAACATGCCAAACTCAATCGCATGCTGTAAGTTGTGTCCTATTTCAATCATTTCTCTTTAACCCAAATTCTTCCGCATTTTTTACATCTCCTCCACTCGTGACTGCTGTTAAAACTCACAATTTTATAGTCATGTTTGCAGGTATTTTCTAAATACGCTTTGATAAGCCAATTTTTGGTGCGCACCATGTCTTCTTTAAAGCTAATAATAATGTCTCCCAACATCACTCGACCTCCACTGGTAACTTCACCGCTTCTGTTAGTGGTTCAGTCATCACTTATCTCCTCCGTGTAAAAACTCATGAATATCATTGCCGATGTCATCAACCAATTCAACGCTCTGTAAGCTAACTATTTTCATGGCTAATTCCTTTCAATTTTGAATACTTTTCAATAAACTTAGCTGCAAAATCGTACTTATTACCAACATTGTCACGCCACATATTGATGTCTGCTTCAATGTGATCTATTGGCTCATCAATATATCGACTAACATTAAACTCTTTCATTGTCGTCCTGTTTTGCGGCATAACATTTACTGTGCTAAATGCTAAGAAATCATTTTTATCATTCAGTAGATAATAAACATTGTTGACTTCACGGCTTAAACTATCACCATGAATAACGATTGCGTTGATACCTCGAATTGATAGATTGAATAATAGAAAAGGTAACGCACGTTCTGATTTTTCTTCTAATACCATATAATCATCTGATGGTTCATAGAAAAATGGGTTGTGGTTATCAATCAAATCATGCCACCAATGACGGATAGCAATACCACCTGTACCAGCTGCTGATTCAAAATAGGTATCTGCTTTCCCAACAAGTTTCGTCATAATGTCAGAAACACTGTTTGGCGTGAAATCTTGCTTCTTAGACTTGCGCTCTGACTGTTCACTTTCAAAATATTCGTGAAACCAATCAAACGATGTATCACGTTCAACTTCCAAAAATACTTTAAACGTTTGCTCACGTTCTTCTCGGTTCATCATGATTGACATTAATTTATCTGGAACTTTAAATGCTTCATCAACACCTAGTAATTCATTTACTTTTTCGCTGGTGAATTTCATTCAATCACTTCCCAACATATTGATTAACGATTTGGTCTGACTTGTCACGAGTATCTTGCGCGTCCTTGATAGCTTGTGCCATGTCTGCATCACTTGATTGCTTCTGGTTAGCTAATTGTGTGTTTAAGTCAGATACTTTTTGATTTAGAGCGTCAACTTCTTTTTGCTTGTCCGCAACCTTGTCATTACCTTCTTTAATCTTTTGTTGAATTTCCTGAATTTTCTGTTGGATTTCTGCCTGCTTACCAGCTAATTGATCGTTGAAGCTATTTTGGTCTGCTGTGCGTTGGTCTTGTAACGCCTTATAGTCAGACTTAGCTTGTGCTAATTTATTTTGTAAGTCTGTCTGACTATTGTTAGCTTGTTGCAACGCTTGCTGTGCATTGGTTAAATCAGTCTTGTTCTTGCTCAACTGATTCGCCAACTTATCTAGGTTGATTTGAATCTGAACCATGTTATCATGTCCTTGCCAATTAGATGCTGCGTAACCAACTCCTGCTCCACCTAGCAATAGTGCAGCTGCTCCAAGTGATGCGATAGTTGTCTTAGTTACTTTTTTCATGTTATTTCTCCTATGCCTCCGCCCACCCTGCTGCTAGTTATTAAACGTCCATTTCTTGTTGTTGGAATGCAATTCCTAACATTTTTGATTTGAATTGCATCATAAGTTGCTGTCAAAGTAACTTGATTTGTTTATGTTTGCTTCTTTTCTTCGTTTGGTAACATAATTTTTAATATCCTTTTTTACTGGTAACATTTTAGTTACACGATAACGTCTTTAAACCTTGTAATAATATATATATATGGTAGATTGTAAAATTAAACCGAACACTTGAATAAAAAAGCCGCAGCGCCTTTAATGGTAATTGTCTAAAACAACCATAAAGGAACTGCGACTCATGACTAGTTTATCATCTCAAGAACGCACTGTCATTCAAACTTTACTCGAATTGAATTATTCTGTTCGTGCCATTGCGCGCTTTATTAAACGCTCTCCTTCAACCGTTTCGATTGAAATTCATCAAGTTACACCCTATAAAGCTGAGATTGCTCATGCGTTGGCATTGCAAAAACGTCATCTACGTGGTCGTCATGACACGCTAACACCAGCTATCGCTGTCTTTTTGAATCACCACATTGGTATATTGAAGTGGTCACCAGAAACCGCTGCGCATGTTTTAGGGTTACCTTTCAAAACGATTTATAATTGGCTCAATGCTGGTCGACTCAAACTATCATTGGCTGATTTGCCTGACAAAGGTATCCGTCAAAAGCGTCAATCTGATGGTAGACGACAAGTATTTGTGCATGGTCGTTCGATTGAAACGAGACCTGAAAGTGTGAAAGCACGACAAACCTTTGGACATTTTGAAGTTGACACCATGCAATCGGGTAAAAGACGTGGTGATGTGCTGGTGACAATTACTGAAAGACTAAGCCGGCAACATATCGTGAGACAGGTCACTGGGCGCAATAGTCAGGCAGTGACACCAGTCTTAATTCATTTTTTTCAAGGGATCAAAAATGCCAAGTCAATCACTGTTGATCGTGGGCGAGAATTTGCAAAATATAACGAAATCGAGCAAAAACTAGGCATTCCAGTCTATTTTGCGCACCCATATTCACCAGAAGAACGTGGGAGTAATGAGATATTAAATCGATACGTCCGTCGTTTTATACCGAAAGAACGCAAAATTGAAACAGTTAGCGCCAAAGAATTAGATCAAATTAATCATTGGATCAATGCGAGACCAATGAAAACACTCAACTGGCAATCACCACGAAAGGTTTTTCAGCAGTTTGCAGTGTTCGGTTAATTCTTGCAATCTACCATATATTTATATATAGTATTTTGTTACTTTGTTACTAACGATACCTAAACCACTGATATGATTGTGTTTGTAGAGGTAACGTTTTTTGGTAAAGTAACTTAATTTTTGTTACCTTTTTGATTTTTCACAGAATTTAATTTTCTAAAATGTTACTTTTGATAAGCTCTGAAAGTTTTTCCATTAGCTTTAACTAACTTTTTTGTGTACTGCTCTCGTTGCATGACCATGTTAATTTGGTTCTTGATTAGTTTCGGATTGTACTCAATCATGTTGTTATATAGTTCGTTCTCAACATCTTTGACAAAATCAGTGACTTTGATTTTTTCAATGCCCAAGTATTGTGTATCAAGCACGTTCATGATTGTGTCGTTGACTTCTGCAAAGATGTTCAAGTTGTCGGTTACCTTCGCAAAACTAATCGTGTTCATCTCTTGGTTGATATCATCGATGGTATCAATCGCGTGGTCGATATAATATTCTTTAGCTTCACCTAATACGTTTTCGTACCAATCATCTGTCAACTCGTAAGCAGGTGTTTTTATTTTGGCATCGTTCAATATCACTGGAATAATACGTCTGTTACCACCGATATCAGTCAAATAACTACTATCATTAGTGGTTCTGGCAATAACAAAGTGGCGTTTCTTGGTTATGTTATTACGACCATAAGCAGGACGGTAACTGAATTCACTAGTTGAGACAAACTTCTTAAATATCTTATCCTTGCTAAATTCGGTCACTTGCATTTCGTCATCATTGACAATCAAGTTTTTCATCATGATTTCAAAGTCATCTTTTTTAGTAAAAGACATGAACTGATCAGTGTAATAAATATCTCCCAATCGTTTCAGAAATGATGTTTTACCTGTTCCTTGATTACCGATAATATCCAATGTGTATTGAAACTTACCTGTATCAACACCATAAGCACCACCTACTAAGTTAATTATCCAAATGCCAATCGCTCGATTAACTGCTGGGTCATCAACACCAAATACTTTTGAACCAATATCCCACAGCCTTTTTTCTCCGTCCCATGACTTTGATTCTATCCAGTCATAAACTGAAGAAAACACATGTTGACTAGCCGTCATAGAGATGGCGTCATATAGCTTTGATTGTGTCAGTGACATATCATACTTCCGCTCCAAAAACGCTTGTATTAAGAACACCTTGCTGTCGGTTAGACGACCGGCTTCAATCAACACTTCTTGACCTGCTACATCTTTTTTGATAAATATTTCGTTTAAAAACTCATCAAATTGAATGTCGATATTGTCATGAATTGTTTCTGCTAATACTGTTGTTTTAGTTGCCATTCGTCCACTTCCTCCAAGACGTTTCAACCGTCTTTTCTATTTCACTGTCAGTTAATCCAGAATGGCTGTTAGCTAACCCAACGACTGCATATAGTTGATTTTTTGAAAAACCTAAACTAATCAACGTCCAAACCAATAAACTCATATTATTATTGCGTGTTCCTTCTTCACCAAACCCATCTACGATCATGTCTAGTTCATGTATTGTAAAGTCGTCCAAATCGTTATTATTTGATACCTTACGACCGTTTGATTTGTTGGTCTGGTAAAACGTCCATAACACTTCTGGAAGCTCTGTAACCTCATCTAAATCAGTTTCAGGATTAACCACTACATAATTGTTTTTACTGGCTTTGATGTCTAAACCTTTGATGATATCAATGACTTGCGTTAAGCCTTCATTGTTTTCAAAGTAAACGTGAACACCTCGACCTGTAACAGATTGTTCATGAACGCCTGATTTAATAACAGGATATTCATTTTCAAACTGTTTCAAGGTGTGCATATCATCAAAATCAAACACAACATAATCTTCACCACTAAGAACTAAACCAATGGCATAAGTCCGTTTCCAGTTGGACAATACCCACAATTTATCAACCTTATCAGTAGCGTAAGACAAAAACGGTTTTTTGCTTGCGTGACCATTCTCATCAAAACTAACTTGTATAGGTGTAATGTCATATCCAGCCGCCAACCATTTTAATGCCTCACTTTTTGTTGCCATTTTAGAACTCCAGTGGCTTTAAGAATGTGTACTCAGGGAACACTGTTTCATCTGGTTTGTGTTCTGGTGTCGTCTTTTGTAAGCGAACTTCTAGCTTATCAACCAATACTTGCAAGGCCTCAACTACTGCTGCATTGCCTTGATTGATTGTGTCTAAGTCAACTACCGCCTTAAACTTAGGGTTGGCTAGAATTAACGGACGCATCAATTGGAAAACATTACGTTGCCACATCTTTGCGGGTATCTTGCTACCGTCTGTTTTCTTCTTTGAAATTGATACACGGTATCCGTTGTCTGTGTTACCTTCTTTGTCGGTAAATTCAAACTGCACCGCACTCCAAGATGATGATGAACTTTCAAATAATGACACATCTGTCAATGTTGCCTCTGTTTCACCGTCTTCAAATCCAAACGCTGATGGTTCTTCTGTTTCTGCGTTTAATCCTTCAAACCAATCTTCCATATCTACTGCCATGTTCTTAATCTCCTATTCTTATAATCCGAGTTCTGCGAGTTTTGCTGCCTTTGCTTTGGCAGGATCAATAATGTTGTTAAGTGGTGCTGGTAATGTTTTGTCGTCCCAGTCATACCGCTTTTTCTTCCACTTGGCTTCGTGCTTGTTATTGATTTCAATCAAAGCGTCTGAGTAACCGCCAATGATGCTAAATAACTTTTCTTTAAGAACAATAACCAGTCCTTCATCTTCTGTCTGTCTTGCTCTTAACAAGTAATAAACATTAAGTTCAGAACGAGAAAGCAAATTTACGATTTCTGTAAAGTTCTTATTGAATTCAGAATACCCAGCTCCATATCCACCGTTGGCTGTTTTCAAATTATCTGCATCATACTTTTCTAGTATTTCCGTTTCTAATAATTGAGCCATATCTTCAACAGTATCTATAACAATTGTTTTATAACCGTACTCCTCGGCTTGTTCAATAACGCTGATAACATCAGATTTATTTGTTGGTGTAACAGCGTTATATCCTGCCAATTTTGCGTTACCATCAAATGATAAGAACAATGGCTTATCTGACTTACCCGCAAACGTTGTCTTGCCTGCCATTGGTTCACCATAAACTGCGATACCTTTAGGTGCTGGTTTGCGTAGCTTTATTTCTTGAAATTTACTTACTTTAATTGTCATTAATCACTCCTCCAAAATATTTGTATGCCCATTGACTACCATCGTTAACTGCAACTGCTTCAATTTCACAAGCTACTACCTTGACAGCTGATTCAATTTCTTCAATCATTTCTGATGCATAAGCATTAATCTCAACGCTCGATAATTGATAATCGTAGATGAAAGGCTTATTTTTATCTTTTTTGATGTATAAGATATGCGCTTCTTTCTTATCAAACATTGAAGCGTAATAAGAAATTTGCTTAAGATAATCTTTTTCATGACCATCACGGAAACTTTTATAATTTAAGAATCCGTCAAAGTCTTGTGGCGAAACTGTTTTGAAATCATATACCGTATCAGCCGTGAGCATATCTGCTCGGCCAGTTGCGCTGAACTCAATGCCTTCCAAATTAACTAATTCATCAATTGATACTTCGAATTGTGCTAGACCACCGTGTGATACTCGTAATACATAATTGCGTAGCTTATTGCCAACGGTAATGGCGTCCTTATAGGTTGACTTCAGTTGCCCCTTAGTTTTACCAGTTGATGAGATAATCGCTTTCTTATCATCATCTGTGAAGTCTTTCAACATACGTCGACCTTCTGCTAAGTTGTGAACTATGTTGCCATAATGCAAAGCATCATCATTGCCCTCCCACCACTTATTAATCCCTTTGTAGTCTTCTAAGGCTCGCAATGGGTTTTTGTTAAATTTCAATGCCCTTGTCGGGCTCATGTGAATTGTCATTCTTCCACCTTCTCAATTTCCCAAGCTGGTGTTTGCCACTTTTTGATTTCTTCTAGCGGTGCTTTGAAAGCGTCGGCTGCACAACCCCAATCGGGTGTACCAAAAACGTTAATTCTCATGTAAACCCTATCTTCACAATCATCAATTCGTGATAACCGATACAACTGCTCTGTAACCTTAAATTCGATAGCTGGGTCATCAGCTAAATATCTAAGAATAGCTTTGTTTCCGACTTCTATTGATTTAATAAATTGTGCATTCAAGGTTATCGCTCCAATCAGAGACGTACCTTCGTGGGCTTTAATCCTTTGCAATTCATCAAATACTGATTGTGAAACTTCGTAAACCGTCGCCATTTTGTTATCCTCTTTCTGTTGTGCCATGAACTCTGAATATTCGATATACGGTTTAGAAGTAGGATTAGACACACTCCAAGTAATTCCGCCACCTAAAAACAAATATCTTCCACCACGCTCAAATGTGTCTTCTGAATATCCTTTGCCGCCATCTAACCACATATTCCCTTGCTTAAACCAAACATCTAAAACTGACTTCCACTGCTCTAAAGTCGTTACGTGCACTACTGTTTCTGTCATTATTTAATCCTCAAACATTTCTGCATTAAAGTTTTGTTTCAACTCCAATGCGTTCCAGATATTGTCGTCAATCGTGCCATGAACCACTAGATAATCACGTGTGATTTTGGTGTCTTGACCGATACGGTGATTGCGATATTTCGACTGGTCAAAGTCAATGAAACTATCAGGTAGTGACCACCACATTGCGTGCTTATACTCGTTCAACGTCAACCCTGAGCCACTTGTGATTTGAATTAATGTGAAGTCACCACCTGGTGTATACTCGTGACCGTTGACGTGACCAACCGTGTAATCTTTCAATGCTTCATTCAACAAATCAAGCTCGTTGTCATACGTGTAAAAGATGATTGTTTTGTCTTTTGCGTACTCTTCTTTGACGCTATCAAGCCACTCAAGTTTTGCCTTGTTGTTTTGATTTTGTCTCTGATAAATACGTCTAGCCGTTGGATTAGCAAAGATAACCTTGTCGTCTTTCCGATACGACATTTTAGTTTTCTTGTACTCACGGTCTGGGTCAAAGTCAATAACGTTTTCAATCACATCAGGGAGTTCAGCGATATCATCTAAAGTCACAACATCTGATGTAATTGATTGGAACCAACTCGTTAGTCGTTGTTCATTCTTACCAACGTGCCAGATAGGATATTTACTCCAGTGTGGTGTTTCCGCTACCTTGTATAATTCTTTAAACTGTTTCATGGTACGAACGTGTCTAAAGTACAGTGCATACATTTCTAAGTCGTCATACTTACCATTAGTTGGTGTCCCAGATAGAAACACAAACCCTGCTGATGCTTTCAGTAATTCATTTAATTTTTTGGATCGTGCTGATTTGTTTTTAAATTTATGAGCTTCATCAACGATTAATAACTTATTTTGAACGTCAATGTTATCTAACTTTTTAACACCGTCTGTTGTGATAACTTGTAAGTTGTTTTTAAATCCGACTAACTTTGCGTCCTTCTGCCAAGACTTGGCGTTAACCACTTGCCGAGGTGCTACAACAATTACATCGTTGATAGAGAACCATTTCATGGCGTGCGACAAACCTACCACAGTCTTACCAGTTCCCATTTTCATGATGTAATAATAAGTTGGGTGTGATTTATCTAACTGTTGCTGTTGTGCGTCATATAACTTAAATGAGGGTTGTGACATCTCGCCAGACCTCCTCAAACTTTTCCCAGCTATCAATCACATACCATAACCCTTGATTACGTTGGATTTGTTTTCCTACTGCATTTTGTTCAGGACTGACAACCCCTTTACCGTCTGGGCGCTTAATTTCTAAGCCGATAAATCGTCCATCTGTATAGATTGTAATTACATCAGGTGTCCCTGTATCTGTTCCGGGTGTGCCACCCTGTGTTTTAATCACAAATCGTCCTTCATGCCTTAGAAACTTAATAATTTTTGTTTGTAAAAGCGCTTCTGATTTCATGTGTTATAATGTACCTAACCTTAATTTGTATTACGTCCATAGCGATTGCAGTCGTTATTGGGCGCTTTTTTGTTCCTCTAACATTCGAACTCGTTGTTCAAACATCCTTTTACGATTTTGTAAATTACGAATATTTTCTTTTCTGGTAAAACCAGTTTCTAGCTTTGAGGTGTACATTCGATAGAATCTTAATTCCTTAATTGATCTATCTAATTCACCTTTAGCATGTTCAATCATCAAGTCGTAGTTAACGTACATTCTTAATCCTGCCTATCATGATTGATAAAAATGCTGTAACATCTTTACCGTAATATTTAACGGTTTCCATATTGGCTGGTAATTGATTGTTAATACGATCAACATCTCCTTGAATTCTTTCAAGTTGAGCTATCAAATCTTTGTTATTTGATTTCATTGCTATACACCTGTTCAAAATTTTGTTCGTCGAGTTCAATTGCAATTTCATTCAACCTATCAACTTGTTCAGCAATAGCTGAGTATGCTTTGCCTTCTGTTCTAAACTGCTTTGTAACATATTCACCAGAAGAAAAGTCAAACAATATCGCTTTAAAGCCAACAGGTTCTTCTTGAATGTCACCCTGATAAAAGTTCAATGCATCTGGTACTGATGCCATATCTTACCTCCAGTACTTATTCTCGTTGCTCATACCGCCCATACGTTCCAAACGGCGCATGTTACGTTGATGTTCACGCTCTTGTGACTCACCTTGCAAGACACCACCTATGAACACGATTGCTAATACAACGCCAACTGCTATTACTTCTAAAAACCACATATTTGTTTACCTCCTAAAATTTTCGTTTAATTGTTGTGTCTTCAATCCATTTGGCTACTAACCACTCTGGATAAAATTCTTTTGACCTTATTTTTCTAATTGGAAAATTCGGCTCTAATGTCATTTCTCTAACTAAGTCACGAGATGGGCCGCCTAGTTCTTTTTGAAGACTAGTTATATCCAATAGACGTGCGCCATTAATTGATAACGCCATCTGATCACTTCCTTTCTGATATTTATTTTGTGCTATCCTTTAATTACTGGCATTGCAGTGCCTAGTAACTTGAAAGGAGTTTTTTATGACAAATGATGCCAATATAGTTATCCAAGCCCTGCGAACATTATCATCTGGTAGAGAGTTGCCAACTTCTGTAAAGCCAAAAGATATTCAATACATTACAGGGTTATCAACATCCCAATTGAATAACGCATTAAGCGATATAGTTGATAATGGTTATCAAATTGTTTTGACTGAAGGTAGTAATACTTATGTCAATGTATCTATATCAAAAGGATTTGAATAATCACGAAACGCCATCGATGGCGTTTTTTATTGCAGTTTTATCATAATCAACAATTTGCCAATCTTCGTTTAAAAAGTCAGTTGCCTTTGGGTTCCAAGATGCAGGCCAACCATATTCCGACATTGCCACATGATTCTCAGAATCAACAATTAGCCACAAATTCCCAGTTCCCTTTGGAACAAAATAAACTGTATTGAAGTTTGATTTATAGCTTGAAATAGCTTTGTCTTCTTTTAGTGCTTTTTTTGTTGCTTCTACAATATTCATGTTTCTTACTTCCTTTCTAAATGTCTTGAATATCCAACAGTTGTCTAACTTTCGCTCGTACTTCTCGTGATTGTTTGTTCACTGCGTAAGTGTTAATTGCTAAACTCAAGACTGCTTCAGTAACTCCGACCGCATTAGCTAGATCGCGTTGGGTCATATCTCGGTCGAATAGACCGTCTTTGACGCGCTTTTTGAACATTTTTGCTGCGTCCACAATCATTTGTTCTGTCATGTTGCCTCCTTTCCTACAAAACTTAGTAAGTTTCATATAATTAGTTGTAAGATTAGCTTTACAAGTTACAAATTTAATACTATAATTGCAGTATAAATAAGCATAAACAAAGGGCTACTAACCTTATCACTCCGCCAAGATAGATAAATTTGTAGGTGTTTTTGTTTTGCTAAAAACTTAGTAACTAACTTACAAGAATTAGTATAACTACAAACTTGTAACTTGTCAACACTTTAATTTACAAGTTTAATACTTTTCTTGTCTAGACAACAGGAAATAACATTATGACACTAGTATCTAGAACAAAAGAAATGGCTCAACAACGTGGTTTATCACTGAAAGTGTTAGCCTCAAAAGCAGGACTTGCAGAAAATGCAATTTACCGTTGGGACGACAATAACCCTAAATCAGAAAACTTAGAAAAAGTTGCAGATATTCTCCACGTTTCAACTGATTATCTGTTAGGTAGAACAGATGAACCAAACCATTACATGACTGAAACCGAAAAAATGTTGAGCGGTGTCGATTTATCAGAGGCAGTTGACCGTTCTGTTCCATTGACATGGGGCGGACGTGAACTTGATGATAATGACAAAGAAATTCTACGCCGGTTATTCGAGGAAAAGTGATGTATGAACAACGAAGAAAAAGTTTGGAATATACTTGAAAAACTAGGATTAACCGTTACCGTATATAACAATATTCACGCTGATGCCGTAACAGTTAATAATCAAATACTTGTAAGTGGCAGAATAATAAATAGTCCTGAATTTGTATACGTTATGGCTCACGAAATAGCCCACTATATTCTTCACACCGACCACCGTTGCAATAGTATTAAAAATGAAGCCGAGGCAAATCGTTGGGCTATTACATTTTTAACAACTGATGTACATCACATTAGAAGCTATGTGGAATTTATGCAAATTAATGGCATACCGGGGAAATTACTCGATATGGTTCAAGATGTGCTAACACCGATCATGCTTTCTAGAGTAGAATAGGTTTATGTGATAAGCGTCCACCTTAAAAAGCTACAAGAAAATTTTTTTATGAAAAAAATCTACTATGCTTCTGTTCTGATACTTTCAATTTCATCAATAGTATTGGCACTATTAGACATCTCAAATGTTATTAACATTAACATTTATCCATATAGTTATGCTGATAAAGGTATTTTAATATTTTTCTGGATAGACTACATTATTAGATTTTATAAAGCTGACAATAAAAAGCTATTCTTCAAACAAAATATTTTTGATCTACTTGCCATTATTCCATTTGATTCAATATTCTATTTTTTCAGAGCTTTCAGAGTTTTGCGTGTAATAAAGTTACTTAGACTAATTAGAATAGTTGGTTTTACTGGTAAGATTCAGAAAAGCATTAAGCGATTCTTTGGAACTAATGGTTTTATATATCTGGTTATTACGACAATAGTTTTAATATTGATAGGTGCTGAAATTTATTCAGTTGCCGAGAATGTTAATTATATGAATTCGTTATGGTGGGCTATAGCAACTACTACAACAGTTGGATATGGTGATATATCCCCTCATACAGAAGTTGGTAGGTTTGTAGCCGTTGCACTAATGATACTAGGTATTGGATTAATAGGAAGTGTCACCAGTACCGTAACTGCATTCTTCGTCGATGATAAAACTGATAAAGATAATGATGCTTTAAAAAAAGAGCTACAAGATATAAAATTAGAGTTAAAAGAGATACGGGAAGAGTTAAAGAAAGGAAATTAGTATGTTTTTGATAGGAATAGTTGGATTAATAATGTTGTTCTGGTTTGCCTTAGTAGGCTTGTGGAAGTTAATACCGTGGCTCATATTAGCCGTTATCGTAACGAGTATCATAAGCTTGTTCTTAGAACACTTTGTTTGGGTTGCGATTATCGTAGGTGCCCTATCATTCTTTTATGTAATTGGATCACGCGAAGAGAAAAAAGAACAGTCATCAAATATTATTGATGGTGACTTTGAAGAAATTAAAAAATAGAACAAAATAAAAAAGCACACCTTATCCGCCAAGATAATTAGGTGTGCTAAAAGTATACTACAAACGCACGGGGCGTTCTATTAGATTATAACAGATATAAGCCCCCTTTTTAAAGGAGGTTTTTATTATGGCTTCAATTTTCAAAACAGATGCAGGAACTTATCGTGTTAAAGTATCAATACCCATAAATGGTAAGTATAAACAAAAAACAAAGTCTGGGTTTAAAAATAAAACTGAAGCAAGAGCATGGGCTACTAAAATTGAGGCTAAAAAGCTAGATGACGATGAGCAAAACTATTCTGATGAGTTGTTAGTTGATTACTTTAAACGTTGGGTGTCTATCTATAAAACAGATACGGCTCCTGCCACCTTGTTTCAATATAGAACAACAGAACATGTTATCAAAAAATATTTACCAGCTATGAGACTAGCTGACTTTGATAGGAGTGACTTTCAGAAGTTTGTGAATGAATACGGCAGCAATCATAGTAAAGAAACAGTTAACAAGCGCCGTGTTCATATTGCCCAATCTCTAAAAGACGCCTATGCGGAGGGCATGATAAAACGTGACCCCACTATCCGAGTCAAAACAGTTGGTTTAGATGGAAAAGCTAGCAGCATGAAATTTTTAGAATTTGATGAAATGAAAAAACTTGAAAAATACGCTTATGATCACTATTTAGAAAACGATGTATTTTTGGCTATGATAATTTCAATTCACACTGGATTGCGATTTGGCGAAGTAGCGGCACTACGTCAGTCTGATATTGATTATAAAAATAAAGAATTATCCGTAACTAAGTCGCTTGATATGTTCCGTAATGAAAGAGAACCAAAAACAAAAAACAGCATCAGAACAATAAAAATTGACGATACACTTCTAAAAATACTAAAAAATATTAAAACAAAAAAAGATAACTATATTATCAATTCAAACGCTCAAAGAGTAACACGATTTTTACATGTTACAATAAAAGAGTTGGGAATTAAAGATGTAACATTTCATGCGTTACGACATTCTCATGCTTCTTACTTAATTTCTAGAGGCGTTGCAATTCAATATGTTAGTGAGCGCCTTGGTCATGCTGATGTTTCAATTACACAACAGGTTTATTCTCACCTATTAAACTCTCTTAGAGTAAAAGAAGAATCGAAAGCAATATCGCTTTTAGATGATATATAA